CCTTGTCCAGCAAAACCATTTACATCTTCTACATACATTTCTATAGCGTATGCGTCAGTAAATTTATCTGTGGTATTACCTAATATACTATCTCTAGTTATTTCTTCTCTAGGTAAGTAGTAAGTATCTTGACCATATATCTTTAGTTGCTCTATAATTAAATCTTCATAGAGATTTTTTTCTGATTGTGTGCCAAGACTGAAATATGTATTTCGCATGGTTTTAACCCATCATATAGTTTGGTGGTAACTCGTATGATAATTGTATTTGTTCTTCTAGTTTATTAATTTCATCTTGTGCCTGTGAGTAGATTTGTTCGCCATTCATTTGAACACCACCTAACATTGCAACACCTTGAAATTTAGATAAGTTTTGACCCCATTGTCTTTTAATTAATTGTATTAAATATTTCTTTAAAAATATATCATCAAAAACGTCTGTAAAAGTAGAGCCGTCTAATTTACGATAACATTCTATAATTATAAAATCACCTGCGTCAATATCATTTGCCCAATCCATATCAATGTATAATCTATTTTTGTGTTGATTAAATCTTAATGGTCTTTCACCAACAAGTATATGATCTAACATATCTAAATGTCTTAAGGTCATATCATAGTGAATAATTGATGTAGATGAGAAATCATACAAATCATTTAATCTTAACTGATATCTAACATCAAATAAATTCAATGCAGCTTTATCTGTAAAAGGAAATATTTGTACTACGGACATTACATTTGAAGGCATGGGTATATAATTTTTACCTTCTTTAAAACTGGCAGTAACCGTGGAATCTGCTGTATCTGTAACCGTAGATAGAGTTTCATCACTTCTTGCTCTCGTAACATCATCCGCTGTTACTTGATATTTAAGATACATTCTTTCAACACCATCATAGTGATACTGTGCGAAATATTGTAATGCTTCGTCTATTCTATCCTCTACTTGATCGTCTTCTACATTTATCTCAATAACAGGTTTACCTAATGCTCGTAGGCAATATTGT